GTTAGAGTAAAAGCTGAGACAAGCGGACCGAACGCAGCTGGATTAAATGGGCTGAACAAGAAGTCGGCAAGAATTGAAGGAACAGATAACAAACCTGAGGAAACCAAGGCTTGAGGAACCCAAAACAGCCAAGAAAAAACAAATGCAATCAAAAAGTATGGCCATAAATTACGGCTCTCAGCCTCTCCCAACTTCATAATGTCTAAACTCCAGTTTTAAATGCGCTCTTAAAAATATAACATTTTTCTTTAAAAACAAACCAAGGACGCATAAACACTTCAGCATTAATTTAAAATCTGAACCCCTCTACCCCTAAACCATCTACACCAAAATCACCCAAATGTGAATGCTGGCTCTTTTCGTGGCGGTTCTCTTGCTGCGTAAACGCTTAGAGCTAAACTCAGAGGAGAATAAACAAGCTTTCCGACAGAGGAGAAATGGTAGCTAAGCGCTTGAAAGAAATAAGCCTAAACGTATAGGGTGAAATCTGGAGGAATAAAGCTAACTAATTCCTCGATATATTGCTGGTTCTAGAATATTGCTTTTAATCATTTTGGCGTTTCAAAATGCACGAAAAAATATAGGAGAGTAGAAAATATGTCAAAAACTAAAACGGCAACAGCGCTTTTGATGCTTCTTACGTCGCTGATGCTTTGCGCGGCTATTGCAACAACCATAGTTAAAGCTGAAGGCACAGCAAGAATCTGGACAGACAAAGCAGATTATGCGCCTGAAGAAATCGTGACCATTTACGGCGAAGGCTTCCATGGAAAAGTGGCGTTAACAGTTGTTCGACCAGACGGCTCAATAAATGATCCTGAACATGGCATCGTCGGCGAATGGACTGTTGAAGCAGACGAAAATGGAAAGTTTGAAACCACATACCAACTTGACGGAATACTCGGCACATACACAGTAACAGCCACAGATGAATATGGAAACGCGGCAACAACAACATTCACAGACGCAAATAAAGTAGCATTTGCAACATCAGGGCTCCCGTCAGGTGTAAGTATAACGATAAGTTTGACTATCGATGGCAGATCCGACACCGTAACTTTTGTAAGTCCCGGTCCAAGCCACGAGGTTGGGACGGGTACCAATAAAACTGTTACATACAGTGGTTTTCCCACACAAGTAACCGTGGATGGAGTCACATATGTTCTGGTAAGAACTAACCAGACGAGCCCATTCAATACAGGCAGTGGACAAGGGACTATCACGGTTGAGGCGGAATATGCTGTTTCATACGCAGTTACTTTTTACGCCACTGCGAGCCCAGGGCTCCCTGAGGATGTTGCCGATGATACCGAAGTGTTGACGGTTACGATAGGCAGTGGCTCTCCAGTCTCAGTTACTAAGGCAGAGCTTCCAAAAACTTTTACTGGGATAGCGTCTGGCACAACCATAGCCTATTCTTACAACTCGCCTTTAGCCAGTACCACTGCAGGAAAGCGGTACCGTTGGGACTCAACTAGTGGCACAGGAAGCGCATCTGGACAAACAGGTCAAACGGGCTCTTTCAGCCTAACATCAACATCAACAGTAAGCGCCACCTATAAAGCCCAGTACAGGTTGACTGTAGCTTCAAGTCATGACTTGCCTAATCCAAGTGTTGGAGAACACTGGTATGATACGGGTACTTCAGTAACGGCTTTAGTGACAAGCCCAGCTGACGAGTCTGGTGGAACAAGATACAGGTGTACGGGGTGGACTGGAACAGGAAGCGTGCCAGCAACAGGAACGGATACAACGGTCACCTTTACAATAACGGCGCCTTCAACCCTAACTTGGACCTGGATAGCACAGTATTATCTGACAATGTCTACGAATTATGGCACGGTCAGTCCTGGCAGTGGATGGCATGATGCTGGTTTAGTTGTAGGGATATCCGCTACTGCTCCGTCTACAGTCGATGGCGAGAGATATGTTTGGCTTGGGTGGACTGGAACTGGAACCATATCCTACACTGGTATGGATAACTCAGCTTCCATCACCATGAACAGCCCAATAACTCAGACAGCTGCTTGGAGGCATGAATATAGGTTAACTATGGCTACCAATTTCGGAACTACATCTCCGTCTGTTGGAGAACACTGGTATGAAGCTGGCTCATCAGTATCCATACAGGCTTTCGCTCCCAGTTTAGTCTATCCGCCTGGTCAGGAGCGATACGTCTGGAACGGATGGACTGGTATTGGACCAGGCTCCTATTCTACCCTTGAAAACCCAGCTTCAATCACCATGAATGGACCTATAACGCAGACAGCATCTTGGACACACCAATACTTGGTGACGTTTGATCGAACAGGTTCTGGCGTAGCGCCTACTGTAACGTACTCAATTGATGACGGTACACCCTCGAGTGGTACTGTTCCATTCTCTGTTTGGGTCGATTCCGGCTCAAGTATTTCATATGGATATAAAGACATAGTTTATGACGGCGCAGACACAAGATACGTTCTCACCAGCGTTAGTCCAGCTTCACCTCAGATGGTGACTGGCCCTCTGTCGATAACTGGAACCTACAAGACCCAGTACCAAGTTAAGTTCGCTCAGACTGGACTGGATGATACCGCTACTGGGACTGTTGTCACAATAGATGGCGTCATCACCAAAACCAAGGCTGAATTGCCATTCACCTACTGGTTCGACAGCGGAACAACCTACTCCTGTAGCAGCTTCGTTTCAAGCACCGTTACAGACAAAAGATTCAGGCTAGTCGATGTGACTGGACCTGCTTCACCAATAACAAGCCCAGGAATCGTCAAAGGCAACTACGTACCCCAGTACCGAGTGACCTTTACACACTTAGGGTTAGATGCTTACGCAACCGGCACTGTAGTAGCAGTTGCTGGCGTACCAAAGACATATACTGAGCTGCCATTTATAACCGACTGGCTTGATCATGGCTCCCGCCTCGCCTTCGAGTATTCAGACCCTATTGGCAGCTCAGTTTCAGGTAAGCGGTTTGTGCTTGTCAGCGTAAGCCCCACATCCCCGCTCACCATCACAGAGCCAACCACAGTAACAGGCAACTATAAGACTCAATACCAGGTCACTGTGACAGCCAATCCAGATGGTGCTTTAAGAGGAACATTTAAAGTTACATATACCCAGTGTGGAACTACCTATACTGACCAATCAAAGACGACGTCATGGACTGAATGGGTTGACGCAGACACTACTGTAACTGTAAGCGATCCTCAAGAATATGTTCCAAACGAGGCAGGTGTGGATGGCGTTCGATACAAGTTTGATAGCTATAGTCCATCTGCCAGCATCACTATGGATGACGCTAAAACCATCACCCTATCCTACAAGACTCAGTACTATCTGACAGTGAATACTAATCCAGCCGAAGTATTGACCCTCAGCTCATCTGCTGTCTCTGGACAAGGCTGGTATGATTCAGGAGCAACTGCCACCGTTGACGCTGCACAATTTGTTGACAAAGTTTCAGGTTCATCCCGTTACGACTTTAGATCATGGACAGGAGCCACTCCAACAGGTGCAGGTAATACAGCAAAAGTAGTAATGGATGGTGCGAAGACGGCAACTGCCAATTACCAACTGCAGTACTTGGTGACTTTTGATCAGTTTGGCTTGGGAAGCGATGCTTCTGGAACGGTGGTTACGGTGTTCGGTAGTGACGCTAAGACTTTTGATCAGCTTCCAAACTGTACTTGGGTTGACAGCGGCAGCACAGTGAGCTTTGCTTATGAAGCTACTGTTGGAAGCAGTGTTTCTGGTAAACGGTATGTTTTGACACGCGTCTCTGGTAACGATACTGCTACTTCTGTTGCGGTGAATGGCGTGGTTAGGGTTACTGGCAGCTACAAGACTCAGTACTACTTGACAGTGGTATCTAATTATGACACTCCTGGAGGAGGAGGCTGGTACGATAAAGGCGATACGGCATATGCAACATTGGAGGATGGCATCGTAAATGTGGGCGGGATTACATACGGCTTTACCAGCTGGAACGGCGATGCGTCGGGCATCTGGCTCACAAGCAACCCAATAACTATGGATGGCCCTAAGAAGGCGGTTGCAGTTTGGGAAGCTTCAAATGATTTGGCGGCTTATGGCGACGTTAGGACCGTTGGGTTCTGGCGGCACCAATTCACTGTCTGGTACAGAAGCACTTTGAGGATAAAGGGAGCGGGAACAGCACAAGTCTCAACCTCTGAATTATTGGCTTACCTACGGTTTATACGAGCAAACTCAGCGTACTTCAGTCAAATTCCGGACCCTGATACCCATCCATATGATGCACTAATGTATGCCTACACGCTTCTGGCACCTTTGAAGGCTCATACGATGCAAGAGGCGGCTGAGCAGCAGTTGTTTGCTGTTTGGCTTAACCTTGCCCGCAAAGCGTTCTTCACCTACCAGGGACTCAGCCAAGAAACAGAGTACGTGTACAAAACATACGGGCTTAGCACCATCGCAGAAGCAATAAACTACGCGGAAGAGTATCTAAACACACAAGCTAAAGTTGTAAAAGACATTTGCGACAGCATCAACAATGGTTTGGGCATAATCTGGTAAACAGAAGACTAAACCTCCCAACCTTTTTTCTATTTTTTACAGCATTCTTGAACAAACAATAACACATGTAACACCATCAGAAGCAACGAGGAACAGCACATGATGCTAACACATCGTTTTTACCCGAACGTGAATGTAGGCTGTTTCTTCAGCGTTTCCCTTGCTGCGTAAGCGCTGAGGGCTAAGCTCCATAGCATGTCGTCGTGGCTGTTCGTTGGATGGCTGAACTGCAAGTGTCCGCTTTTGCTGTATTCATATTGTTGCTCGTTTATCTGCGTGCACAGCTGCCTATGATACGGTATTGCTAAGCGGTTCTGCTCCATGGCAATCTTCAAATTTGAAAGCAACTCCTCTTTTGTCTGAACCGTGAATTTTAAGCCTTCAACATTGCCTAAGCCTTGACTGCGGATTTCCTCAAGAACCGGTTCACCTACGCCCGTTTGGTCCACAAACACCTTCCGAAATTTTAGTTTTTGGTTTGCCCTAACAAGATGCCCTATAACGTTTGTGTATGTTGTTTCAAGCGGAAACTGGTAAAGGTAAATAAGCTTAAGGATTTCTCCTTCCCGTTTCAAAACCGTGATAACGCTGTAGTCTTGAAGTTTGCCGAAATCCGCTCCCGCATAATAGTCGCCTGTTGGAAAAGCCGCTTCGAGGCTGGCGTAAAGTTCAACGCCAAGCTTCTGCGCCAGTTCAACGCATTTGCGGATAAGATCCTGTGGGAAATAGCTGTTTAAGGCTTCGACAAACTCGGCTTCATACTCCATTAAATAGGCTTCTCGGGTCATGTTCTGGCGCATTTCTTCGAGAAACTCGGGCTTGATTAATGGGCATTCGCTTGACTTGACTTTGTGCACGCTGTAGGCTGGGTTAACAAAGGCTCTGTAAAAGAAATGGTCCTTACCCCAAGGCGTGCTTAGAAAAATGGCGTAGCCGTCCGTTGTGCTCAACATCGGAAAAATCACTTGCGTTATAACCTCTTCAGGCATGAATGAGGCTTCATCACAAATAACCATCTGTGCCGTATATCCTCTTAACAGGTTTTCGCTGCATGGCAAAGCTATTATGCGGCTGCCATTTTCAAGATGAATCAGCGTTCTTGTAGCCCTTATAATCTTGTTTCTTAAGCGTGGTGTGGAATAGACGAATGTGGCTATGCGGTCGAACATTATCATGCTTTGGCGTAGACTTGGGCTTGTAATCAGAACAGTAACATTTGGGTTTGTGTCTGCGAAGTATATGGCTTTCATGGCTATCGTCGTGGTTTTGCCTGTCTGCCTTCCCATGCACGCGACAATGCGCTTATTATCGTCCAACAAAAGCCGTGCCTGATAGTCGAAAGGCGTTATGCCTAAAACTTTAACTGCAAAATCTACGGCGTCCTTTACTTCAACCTCTTCTTCCCTTAGCATTCGCCTAACAGCGTGCTCGGTTTCCTCAAGCTTTCTTAGCGCTCTTCGCTGCCTGTAATTCCGCAACAGCAGCAGCAAGCTCTTCCACACGCTTTTCAATTTCCTCCCACTTTTGAAAGCTGCTCAGAAGAGGCCCATAGTCCTTGGCGGCTTGGAAAATTATGCGAAACCTTTCAAGCGTGAGTTTGTCAACCTGTTGCAGTTCGCAGATTTGCTTAAAAGCTGTGCTGAAAAGCTTGACAACCATTTCCATGCTTAAAGCGTCTTCTGCTGGCTCAATAGTTTGAACTATTGCCGTGTGCTTAGTTTGAACTATAGAGCAAAGTTTAAGCTGTTTCCTTATAGCGTCAACGGTTCTTTCCGGAAGCCTTCCACTTTCATAAATTTGCTGAGGAGACAAGCCTTGACTGGCAAGCTCGTCCAAAACCGCAATCTCCTCTTCAGTCCAAGGTTTTCCTCTCGCCATAAGCTTAAGCCTTCTGAGTCAAGAAAATGCCCGTAATATTGCCAACAAGCCCCGAAATAACGGTAAAGATTTCAGTATTCCAACTGCCTAATATAACCAAGTGCACAGCCTCTAAAGCTGTTAAACAGCCAACCATTCCAAGGCTGAAGTAAACCGCATAAAGCAGCTTCTGGCTTGGCGGAACCTCAACTCTTCTCCCAGCCTTCACATGAACCGTTCTTGTTAAAGCCTCGCGTATCGGGTTCCTCAACGCTCATCCCCGAAAAGCGTTATTCTCCGCATGAGGCGTCTGGCTCTTCCATGAATGAAGGCTTGCTGGCAAACCTGCACGTTCTCCGCCTCCATCAGCTTAGGCAACAAAACCCTGATGTTCTCAACAGTGCCAACAGGAATTATCGTGCAGTCTATTTGACCGTAGCCCTGAGCGAAAAGCCACTGGCTTGCCACAAGCACAATGTGCTGAGCTCTTTTGCCAAAAGAACCTATGTAAACTCCATAACTTGTGACAGGCAAGTCTATTTCTGCTCCAGCAGCTCCAGCCTCCCGCAGTTCCTCAACAGTTTCCAGCCTTCCCCTCGAAGCATCAAGCCACGAAACCTCAACCATGTCGCCAAGCTGCAACTCGCTTAACTGTTTAAGCACTTTCTTACTCATCTTGAAGCGTTCACCCACTTGCAACCAACACGATTTCAAAACTGAAAGAGGAAATGCCTGAAACAGAAGGGTTCACTGTTAAAGTAAATGTTACAGGAATAATGGTTTGAGGCTGAAGTTGCACGCCATTGTAATTCCATGACAGTTGGATGTAATTGGCGGCTTGCGGCGGATTCCAGCCTGAAGCGTTCATGGAAAGCGTTACGGGCACGTTGCTTTCGCTTCGCAAAAACAACACATGGCTTTTGGATTCGCCGGGCGCCAAAACTCCCCAGTCAACAGATGAAATCTGAACGGTGCAGGCTTCGTCTCTCCAAACGCTTAAACCTACAGCAACAACAGCGGCTGTGCTTGGAATCCTAAGCGAGAACTGAGTAACCGCAAGAGTAACGCCTACGCCAAGCAGAAACGCTAAGGAAACAACAATGGCCAGAAACGGTAAGCTTAAGGTGACTTCACGTGGCAGAGTTTAACTCTCCATATCTGATGTTTTACGATACGTTAAAATAGACGGAAAAACAGGTTTTTAAGCAAATCTGAACTTTTAATTTAATTAAACAAGCTTTTAATTAAAATTTTGTTTCAGATTTCCTTTTTAACCACTTTAAACGCTTATTTTTACTGGATAAGCGCATGGCAGCGGTTACAGCTGAACAAATTCGTAAACGTTTAGGCTTAACAGAAGCAGACATAAGCGATGAAGATGCCCTTGCGTTTAGGGATGAGGCTGCAGCCTATCTAAGCGAGGAAACAGGCGAAACCATCAACACCGAAGACTGTTCGCCTTCTGAAGCCAACGCTGTCGCAAACCTCGCGGCAATTTACTGCTACTTGAAAGTTACAGGCTCAGGCGCAACAGGCTGGACCGTAAACCTTGGACAGCTAACCTTCCACGGGCCAGCTGAGAAAATCGCCCAGCTTGAGTTCCTGAAACAGCAGGTACGCGACTTTATCCACCGCAGAAAACGCGCCGGCATAACCCTGCTGGAGGGCCCATAAAATGCCCGTTTCGGTTGAAGTTGACTTGGACATGGAACCCTTCCAAAAATGGGTTGAACGGGTTAAACGTGAAGCGCCCAAAGTTTTTGACGAACTTTTGGACAGAAGCAGCAGCCTAATAGCTGAAACCATGCGCATGAAAGCCCCTGTCCGCGGAGGTTTTCTACGCGACAGCATAATAATCCGCAAAAGCGGAGACACTGTTGAAGTTGGTCCCAAAGCCCCTTATGCCCCATATGTGGAATTTGGCACAAGACCCCACATCATCGAGCCTGTCCAAGCTTCGGTTTTAGCCTTCGAGATAGATGGACAAGCAGTCTTCGCCAAAAGAGTGCAGCATCCAGGCTTTCCAGGAAGATTTTTCGTTAAAAGCACAAGTGAAGAATGTTTGCCAAAGCTTCAGGAGCTGGTGTTGAATCTTTACTGTCAACTTTTCTATGGTGAAGTTTGATGGCTGAAGTCACAGTTTTAGAAGGTTGGGGTAGAGAGTCTGCATTGCGCCGAAAATGGATGCGCATGTGGGAGCAGCTTGGCACAAGGATTTTGCGTATGCCCTTGTGGATGCAGGAAATTGTTTTGGACGATATTAACACGGCTGTGTGCAACCGCATAGCCATCATGGAAATGATACAAAAATCCAAGAGGCATTGAAAAGTGCTGAAGGAAATCACCCAGAAAATCCTCAACCTCT